ATTCAATCTTACCGATACCATCTTCAGCTTGTACTATGATTGGTTTATTCATAGTTGCGCCAAAGGTTGTCTTACCAATACCACCTGGTCCATAGATAACCATGATTGGTGGTTTTAGTTTAGCTTTTTGTCTTATGTTAGCTAACGACATTACTGCACCTCTATCTTAGGTTCATCTGCTGGCTCAACGATTTGCTTCATACGAGCCTCATAAGATGCAAGTAATGTATTCAAATCATCAATATCGTTTTGTGCTTTCACAGTAAACTCATCTCTGACCTGTCTCTTTTCTTGCCATCTAGCCATCAATCGCTTTGCTTCTTCTGGTAACTCAGAAAGCTTATGCTCTTTACCATCTTCAGTAAATTTAATTGTTGGCTCTTCAACATTTTCTGTTTTATTTTCTTCAACCATTTTAGTCTCCCTTTTGGTTTTGTTTATAAGTATCACATACTTCCTTAGCATTACACCAACGGCATCCGTCTTTGCTGTAGTTGTATGTGGGTATTTCTTCAAAGCAAGCATCAGCTGCTGGCTTTAAAGTTTCATAGGCCCATTCAACTAAATTAATAGCTGATATGGAATATGATCTGATTGGACCATCTTTATGCCAACCTCTTGGTTGCACGATAGTCATTTGAACTGTGCAGTCATCGCCGTATCTAGTTAATGCACCTAACGCATAGATACGCATTTGTGGGTTGTCTGCTTCTACCGCCCACTTACCTGTTTTTAAATCTATTATTTCTATGGTGTCTTTACCAATGAGAATAGCATCTGCTGTACCCCATAGATCTTATGTATCTCTGGCATGTTTACCTTTTCTTCAATCAATGGTCTTTTGATATCCAGCTCTTGTATTCTTTTATCTATGTAATCAACATAACTATTAGCGCAGTCAATCATCTCTTGATCTACTGTAATGTCAAAATCCTCTACATGATGTGTAGTACCTAGATAATACTCTTCTATCGTTAAGTTATTTAATCTACCTTTTAGTAGTGTCTCTACCATTTCGTGAATTAATGTACCAGTAGCAGCAGGTATGCCTACCTTGTATTCTACATCCATGCTCGCAAGTAATTGTGGCATACCTGGACATGCCATCCATATCTTTGCAGCTGATGGACTTAACTTAGCGTGTGCCATGGACGGAAATGTAAGAGTCTTGTTCCATTCTCTTCACATCATCAAGATCATATTTAATCTTGCCACCAATCTTAAAGTAGTTTGGTCCTTGACCTCTGTACCTTCTATTATCAATTGTTTTCTTGCTGACTCCCCATCTCTCTGCTAGTTCGTCAACTTCTATGGTATTTGATATGTCAAAATTCTTTTCTGATATTTCCATAAATTTCCCTTTTATTTATATTTTTGTTTATAATATACCAATATTACTAATTTACAAGTAGTATAATAATAAAAAAGTGGAGAAATTTTATGAATAAAACTGTATATGCACACATGAATATAGGAAATGAAAAGGACTGGGATCAAGCAATAGACAGGCTTGCAACCAATAACCAAGTAGCTGGTACACATTACAAGTCAGCCAGAATACAACCCATTGACTATATCTATGCTAACAACCTGTCTTATAACTTAGGTAGTTGTCTTAAATACATAACTAGAACTAAAGGTGATAAGAAAGATAGAGTAACTGATTTAATGAAAGCTAAACACTTTATAGATTTAGAACTACAGATGGTTCATGGCGTAGATGCTGATGGTAACGATATAGGTAAATATTCAGTAGAGGTTTCTCTGGATTAAGAGGTAACTATGAATTTTGATGCGTTTGACGATCCAATTCTTAAAGAAAGAAACGGAAGAAAACCTATCTATGTAAACAAACATCTTGCTAGAAAGTTTAGAGATTTTTGTAAAATGGAACAGAAAGAACCACATGATGTGGCTGAGTATCTAATATCTTTAGGTATGAACTCTGTAACACATTATAAAGATCCTACTGTGTCTGTTGACATTGAAGCTCTTTAAATAGGTTTTCTACATTTTTTAGCGAGTCAATCGCTTGGATATCTTTGTCCTCAACAGATATCTGCTTACTACCATCAGGAAAGAAAAACATTACCTTTTGACAGTTTAATGCAACCAAAGCATATACATCTATATCGCCTTTATTATAAAACCTAGTCTTAGAATGAGATCCACATCTAAGATCAAACCTCCAACTCCTTCTAGCTTTCTCTATTTGCTTTTGTGTTTTGACNTGGCACTTGTAAAGAGTNTGGCCAACCTCAAAGATGATATCGGCTTTAGAACCATGTGGCATAACAGTAACAGTATCAGAAAGGGTAGAAAGCACCGAGGCTACTAAGTATTCTCCAGATCGGCCAACTCTTTCTGATTGGCGCGCCATGTGGTTATTCGGGTACTGTTAATAATGATTCTTGCTTATATTGGTTCTCTATAAGCTGTTGTGCTTGTGGACCTGTAAAACCAATAGCTGTTAAAACGGCGACTTTTGCATCTATAGGTGTATCAGCTTTTGTTGCCCAATTTTTGAATGTAGCTTTAGTAGCTGGATTTGTTAGTGCTGCTGTAATGGCTTTTGGCGTTAAATATGCTCCTGCTGCAAGACTTAAGCCTGTTGTTGCATCACTTGAAAGAACACCACCAATACCACCTAATCCAAGAGCTGTATATAATTCTCTTTGTGAATTACCAAATGCTGTGTTAGAAAAGTTTACAGATTTACCAGCTTCTTTAAAACCTCTAGATAAAGTTTCTATATCATCAACTTTTGTTCCTAGACTTAATATTGATACAGGTAACTCACCTGTGCCTTTTTTTAGTTTTTCTATATTAGAGACTGTTTTTCCTACACTAAATCCACCGTTAACATCTCTTGTCAAATCCATAAATTGTTTTTCACCTAACAGTTTTAATTGATTTTCGTTGCCTAAATTTTTATTAAAAATGTTACCTAAAAATTCATTTGCTTTAGAGGGTTCAGTTCTTAAATTTGTTTGTAATTTAGTATAAATTTTTTCAGAAGGTAAAATATCTTTGCCAGCTTGTGTAGTGATTGGTTTTATTTGCTTATTAATAACGTCACTACCTTTTTTATAATAACTATTAGCTAATCTAGCTGTAACAGCGACATCGCCTCCTACTGATTCAGCTGCATCAAACAAGTCATCAGAAAGTGCTGCATATAATTTTTTTAAATCTGTCAAATCTGGAGAAGTACCTACTACAAAGTTACCTTTGAGTTGTCTGCCTATGAGTGTTCTAAGCTGTGCTGTGTCTCTGTAATTAAGTATTGGATCGCCTTGAAAGTATACATTTAACCTATCGCCGATGTTTTTGCCAAACAATTCATTTAACCCTTTGTTTGAAAATCTATATTTGTTTGCTTGTAATACTTTTTTTGTATTTGACAATTCAAATGTTTTATTTCTTGGTATTTGTTTAGTCAGTCTTGCATACAAAGCATCAGATCTTGTTAAAAAGTCATCTTCAAATTTTAAAGCAGCATTTAAAATTAAATCGCCTGCATCTTTACTACCAAAATTACTACCTGTAGCTGTTAAATCTTCTATAGCTTTATTCAATTGTTCCAAAGATTGTGAATAAGATTGCACAACTTTGCTGCCACCAGCTGTAGTCGCTAATGCGTTCTCTGTTCTAGCAACACTAGGTACTGTAACGCCTAAAGGTAAATCTTTCATACCAAGATTTTTCGCAGATTGGTAACTTGCTTTAGCTGTTGGACTGGTAAAAACTTTGCTTGCTTTTGATCTTAATACTTCAGAACCTTTAGCTATAGGAAATGGTGAAAGTCCTTCTATTGTTCCTTGTAAGGCTATATCGCCTGCGTGTTCTTTTATAGTTCTTGTATCTTCAGCTCCTTGACCAAAAAAATAACGTAATGCGGCATCATAAGCTTCACCATAAGCAACTGATCCAGCGGCTGCGCCACCAGCAACTGCTATTGGCACTCCAGCAATAGATGGTGACGAAACCAATCCACCAGCAGCACCACCAACAAGACCACCTGCTATTTCTGGAAATATTCTGCCGTACTCAAAAACATCACCAAGATCAAATCCACCAGGATTAAACAAGGTGGGCTGTTTAGTTTTGGGATTTGTAAATACATAATTATCTGAACCGAAAGGTATTGCGTCTGGGTAGTATTTTCTTAATAATTTTAATTTATCTTCTGGTTTTTTATATGCAGAAATAACTGCTCTTATTTTTTTTGGCGCACCTGTTTCATTATCTAAATTATCAAAAGATAAAGCGCCACCAGGAAGTGGTGGTGTTGTTGTTGCTCCTTGTGGCAGAGGTATAGCCATGTTTATTATTCTACCGCCTCACCAGTATCAGAATAAATCCAACCATCTCCTGTTGCATTTACCTCTATTTTTCTGCCTTTTAGATAAGCTGTTTGTGTTGTTTGCGTGATTGTTCCTTCAGGCTCTTCCATTCCCAGTTCTTTATAGATTGGTGTTTTTCTATCTTGAATGGATTTCAATAAGTTATTTAATTGTTTTTTTACACCCTCTGTACCACCTTTTACAAAAAACTGTTTAAAGCTCAATGGATCACCAAGCATGCTTTGTAATAAATCTAAATCAGGTCCAGCAAGAACACCTAACTCTTCTAGGTTTTTAAGTTCTAATAATACTGCTGTGTACTGACTTTCTATATCAGCCCTATCTTCACCGACAGTAAGAGGACCTGGATCTAGTTCATCTAATTTTTTTTGGAAAGCTAATATTTTTCTTTCTGCATTATTTACTGTGTCAATTTGTGTTTCTAAGGTTTTTCTTCTTTCTGGAGATACCTTAACAATTTCTTCTACTTTAGGTTCTTCTGTAACAATTGGTTCTTCGTCAACCGTAGCAACACCAGTTGGAGGTAAATAATCTCCTTTAGAAATCATCCCTGGTATTTTTCTAGTTACTTGTTGTCCGACTTCATTTATATATGTTTCTGTTTTAGGCTGAGATAAATAATCATACGCAGTTTTATATATAGGAGACTGTCTTACTGATGGATCTTGTTGCCCTTCTAAAAGCACATTATAAAATTGGTTAGCAACGCCTTGTCCTTTAAATAATTCATCTTTGTCTTTTTTTATTCCTGATACAACTAATCCAGCGCCTTGTTCTGGACCTAAATATTCTGCTAATTGAATTAATGTTGGATTAACTAATCCTTGTTCCTTAATATTTCCAAGAGCCTTCTGCCAATTTTCTTTCATTTCTTTTTCTCTTTTTTTAGCATCTTGTATGTTTCGCAACTGCATAGTATTTTCAACAAAATTTTTATCGCCACGCAATGCGCCTCCTAAAGCATAAAGCATTAAACCTAATTGTTGATTTTTATTACTAGTCGCTGGCTTCTGCACAGGTGGTGTTATTGGTGTGATAGTTGAAGGCAAGTTGAGTTGTGGTTGTGATTGAACCAAACCAAATGGGTTTTTTAAATCTAATACCATTTATATACTCCTATCTATTTAAAAGATACATACCACCTAAACTAGCAGCTGTGCCTAATATATCGCCTAAGCCAGTTTTCTGAGTTCCTGTTTGTGTTGTAGTAACTAGAGGTGTACCCATACCAGCTTGTAATAAACCAATCTGTTGTCTTGGGTAATCCAATGCTCTTTGGAACTCGCCTCTTTGCGCTTCAATTGCTCTTTGTTGTAGTTGTTGCTGCTGCGCACCCGCTTGCCCTAGCAACCCTAATCCTTGTAACTGACCAGTCTGCAAACCACCTAGCAAGCCTGCTTGTTGTTGCCTTGCTTGCAATTCAAACTGTGGCGCAAACATTTGCATTTGTTGTTGCCTTGCCACATCACGCTCCGCCGCCGCTTGCGCTTGCTCAAAGCCAGACTGCCTTAAACCAGCAGCTGTTCTTGCCATCTGCTCTGCGTAAGGTCGTTGTGACTCAGACTCTAATAATGCTGATCTTGAACCACCAAATGCGCCTGCTCTTATCGCACGCTCCTGCGCACCGCCTCGCGCTATATCAGCTTGTCGCTGTATATCCTGCATTGCAAGATCAATAACTTGTTGCTGATAAGGTGATTGATATGCGCTAATGTCTTGACCAAGTAAAGATGCAGCTTGACCAGTCATAGGTCTAGCTTCTTGTGCTAATCCTTGTAAAGCTTTTGTTGGGTCATAACCCATACCTGTTTCAAATAGTCCTCTAGTCGCCTGAAACTGTCGTAGTTGATCTGGCGAGAAACCTGCTACCATTGGGCCTGTGTAAGGTATAAACGGCTGTTGTGCAGCGCCTCTAGCTGCGCCAAATAATTCCTTAAACTGTGCTTCTTGGAAAGCTGGTAAGCTTGCTTCTTGAACTGTTGTGGTTTTTCCTTTACTCATAAGTCTTTTCTAATTAAATATTCTGTTTCAAATCCTAGATGTTTTAGTTTTCTTGTCCATCCTTTTCTACCGCCACCATACAATCTTTTGATGCCAGCTTGTTTTGCGAAAGCTTCTATGGATGGTAGCATTGCTTCTAGCTCTTTATAATCACCACCACAAAATAAAAGATTCATCGCTTTAACCTGTGGATATATTACAAATTCTGTTATGTATGCAGACTTTTTGCCTGGCCATAAATGGAATATACCTTGTCTTATTTTATCCTCTATGTCGTCAATTGTATAGGAATCTTGATGTTTTACAGCTTTTGCTATATAGGGTTTGCACCTATCCCATTCAACTTCCCAAGGTTCTTTTTTAACTTGTTGTATGTCAACTAC